GCCATTGCAAACACAATCATCGCCACGCCCAGTACATACGTCGCATAAATCAGACGCCTGCGGTGCTTCCACGACGGTCCGCTCACTTGTTCTCGTTCATATGAGCGTACATCAAATCTTCCAGCCGGCGCACCTGCTGCTTCAGCGCCTCGATAGCCGCTTCAAGCGCATCAAACTTCGATTTGTGCCAACGGTCAGCGTCGTCCATTTCCCGCCAAATCTTCTTGAACTCCTCACCAACAGCGGCGCGTGTGGCCTTCACGAAAGAGTTGAACAAAAGTTTCCCGGCTGTGATGACGGAGACAAGGGCAGCGGCCCATGCGCCGAACATCATCAGCGGGTCCATTACGGCGCCGTAGGCCAGACGACCGCATCAGGGCTGGCGAAGTCCTGCGGCACATCACGCAGCGCCTGCCGGTACACCGCCCACGCTGCTGCGTTCACCGGAGCGTCCGCAACCTGCGTCCAGTCCGACGCGGCCAGCAGACCGTCACGCTCCCGGCGAATGTCGTCCCAAGTCAGAGGAGGCGGTGGCGGCGGCGCGAACACCGAGCCGTCCCAAGACCAGCCGACCCCCGGACGCACCCCGGCCTGCTCGACCAGACCGAACGCCGCCAGCGCCTCGTCGCCCTTCGCACCGTCAGCGAGAACCAGCACCTCCGTCACGATGCCGTCCTGAACCTTCGCGCCGTATCGCATCATCAGCCCGCCCGATACTCAACGATGACGACACCGTCGCCGCCCTCTTGACCGCCGCCCGAGCCGGTGTAGTTAGGTGAGCCGCCAGCACCGACCGTCACACTCGCCGTAGACACTCCGGTGAGGTCGAAGTACGCGACAACTATCTCGCCGCCCTCCGCGTTCGGAGCCGCATACCACAGACCGCCAGACCCGCCCTGACCGCCCTGACCGCCGTTGTAAGACATGAACCGCTTGGACGACTGCGACTGCTGGGTGGTGTTGCTACCGGCAATACCGCCAGCGCCGCCGGTCGCAGTCGCCGTACCAGCGGACGACGCGAACGAACTGCTGACCCCCGCACTTCCGGCAGTAAACACATTCCTGCCGCCACCGCCACCGCCGCCAACGACCGTCACGCGCACGACCGGGTCGGCAAGCGTCGGCACCGTCCACGACGCATCCGTCGCCGTAATCGCCGTCGAAGCCGTGAACCCACCGCCGCCACCCAGCGCCGTCCACGCGGACCCGTCGTACACCTCCAGTGAATCTGTACCCGTAAGGTACGTCACCATGCCATCAGTAGGCGACGGAATGCCGGTGGTTCGCGCAGAAGCGTCAGCAAAAACCTTAACCGTGCGCAAGTCAAGGTCGGCGTCGTTTGCAGAAACATAGGTGTTCATGTCAGCCGCAGTCAACTGCGAACCGGCTACCCACGTTTTAGGTGTAGTCCACGCCATTTATTGCTCCTGTCCAAATATAGTTACTTTTGTGGCCTAACCAAGGATTGCTACAAAGTCTTCCCAGGCCGTGTCGTAGTCCGTACCCGACTGCTTGACGATGACCTGACCAGCAGTTCCGCCGACAGGAACGCCCTCACCTGGGTCGCCCTGCGGGCCCTGGGGTCCGGTCTCGCCTTGAATCCCCTGCTCGCCCTGCGGCCCCGTATCTCCCGTGTCACCCTTGTCGCCTTGCACGCCCTGAATGCCCTGGATACCCTGAATGCCCTGCGGGCCAGTGTCACCCTGCGGACCCTGAGGTCCCGTGTCACCCTGCGGACCCTGCGGACCCGTAGCACCAGTAGCACCAGTCTCACCCTGAATGCCCTGCGGACCCTGAGGGCCCGTCGCCCCAGTATCGCCTTTGTCGCCTTTTGAACCCTGCGGGCCGGGGACCTTGACGACGACGGTGCGGGGCTGGGTGCTAGAGACCCTGAGGTTGACCATGCTCATCGGGTCACCTCGGGCTCAATCTCGAACTCTCCTGAGAAAAGCGTGCGAACCTGACCGGAAGGGCTGGTCCACTGAAAGTCGTGAACATACGTCCCATCAAGCGTGGAGGTGATGGCGGAGTTAAGCGTACGAGTGACCGTGGACGTGCCGAAGTCCGTAGAGATGGCGAAGTTGGCAACGATCGCACCATCCGCAGTACGTCGCAACTGGCTTAAGAAAGAATATCCGGCAAGGTCGATAGCATCCCCGTCGCCGTCCTCCATGAGCATAGCCTCGGAGAACGTGTCACCCTGCGTCATCCGCACGTCGTACGGAGAAGCAGAATAATCTGCGAAAGTTGCCATCTATATTCCCTTATCGTTTTGAATTACAGAAGACCAAGAATATCCGCAGCGCCAGAAACCGAATCGACAGACTTCACACGGACCGGAAGCACAGACCCGTTAGGGATCTGCTTGAACGTGGCCGACCCGCCGTTCATCATCGTGACCGTAGCCGTACCACCTGTCCCAAAATACAGGGCACGTGGGTACGGATCCAAAGCCGTGCCAACCACGACAGGAACAGCCTTCGTGTACGAGGCCAGAAGGTCCCGGTCAAAGTTCTGGAAAGTGTCAGCCATCATAAACTCCTGTCCAATAGTAGGGCGGACCGTGGCCTAGATACCCGGCAGACGCACCCACTTCATACGGCCACGCTCAAAATCGGGGTTGTTGGTGTTCGTAAAGTTGGCAATCTGTATCGTCAACTCGTCCTCCGGCTCCACCTCCACAATGCCAAAGGAATGAAGTTTCCCGATAGTGTTGTTCGACACGGTCGCACGGCACTCGCCCCCATCCAGCGACGCACCATTTTTCACGATACGCAGCCCCATCTCCTTTGAAGACCCCTTCGCCTCCAAGTCGGCCGTTGCCGTCACATCCACCAGATACGGCTTCTTAGAAACATTCTTTAGCCCCAACTTTCCTGCCACCGACGCGACACCTTCGTTTTCCCCCAACGTGCCGGTAAAAGGCAGGTCTACATAGGTTCCGGCGGTGTCGATGGTCACTTCGGTCTGGGTGTTGTAGTAGACGAAACCGTGGAAACGTTCCTCTAAAATGCGAACGCGCTTTTTGAGCAGAAAAATTTCTGTCTCGTTGTTTTTGATAGAACCTACACGGATTCTAGAACCCTGGTTTTCAATCATCGCGACGTACTGCCAGCATGAGCCCAAACCGACATGTGCTCCACTGTCACATCACCTTTAAACTCAGCGTCGAACGTCGCTTCAAGGCTAGGACCGTGCGCATCAAAAATCCAATCTTTACGATCAGACAATTTTCCATACGGGCGAACCTCATATCCACGCACGGAAGCATCAGCAGACGGGCGCGAAACAACCTTTTTAAGACGGCCGTTTCCCGCGCCACGAAGGCCGAACTTGTGCCAGAACGTAATGTCATGGCCGGAACCAGGCAACGGACGTGTGCGGATAGTGGAAGAAGAATCTTCTCCGTCAAACTTTCCACGCTTATCAGAGAACACATCAAACACCGTCATGCTGCCAGGAGTAGTCCACAACGTGTTCTGGTCCAACAGTCCAAATACTGGGTCATCCAAAACAAAAGTACCGTCAGACTGACCACCCTGAAGGCCAAACACCTGACGTGAAGTGGTCACAATCTTCTGCCAACCATAAGGAACGGTTAGCCTTGTCCACGCCCCTGCATCATCGAACTGCCTAAACACGTGCACATTGTCGTCTCCCGACACAACCAGATAATCGTCAATCGTTCCGACGGCACCAAAATTGTTCACAGAAATGTCAATAGGAAGATCAAGCCGTACGAAATCCTCACCGTTTGTTACCCACACCCGGCCATTACGATCAAGCCAAGCAACCTGACCTTGAGAAGGCCAGTCGGAAATACGGTTAGCATTTGGAGGGCTAATACCCGCACGTATTTCACGGTAGATAAAATCGTCCGGCGAACCCTGAAGCAGTGCAACAAGCGTACAAGAAGTTACAAGCAAACCAAGTTCCAACGGGAAAATGCCGTGGACACAGTTCTCGCCAGACTTCTGCCCGGTAAACACCACGTCAATTGGATCCCACGAATCTGTCTTACCAGGCTGAGAGAACCACAGACCGTGTTTGTATCTGGCGCTGTTCGCAAACGACAGAGGAACCGTGTCGTCTTTATTCCAAACAATATTGCCGAGAATAAGGAAGTCTTTCCACATCTCACATTTACCTGCACGCGGCATCGCATCAGCAGTAGGAGTACCGTTAGGATAAAAGTTCGTCCATTCCTTGTATTTTGGCAGCCCCGTATCAGGGTCGCGATACACGGCAAAGTTGTTCACATCAACAACATCTGCCGAGTTAACGAGCAGCGCATCCACCCACACGGTTGAACCGCCAGAGTCAACCTGCAACGCCATAGTGCCAATTACGTTCAACCGCCCTAACGGGTCAGGCGTAGGGAAATATTCCCATTCTGGCTGCTCCACACCAACCGGAGTGGTAGCGACATACCAGCCTTCACTGCCCGTATCGTTCGACCTGGCAAGGATAAGATCGCGCACGATCCCGAAATCGCTGATGTTAATGCTACTCATGAACCTGCCAGTTCAATAGCCCAGGACGCACCTTCCCACTGGGAACGAAGACGACGGTTCGTGTCCAGCACAAAACCTTCCAGCAACAGCCACTGGTTCTCGGTAGGTTCAGCGGACGAAGGAGACTGGATCTCCCCGCCGCTAAAATCCGCTAGGGTAGACTCTTGGATAGGCATTGATGCGTTCCCTCCGTCGGCGAGACCCCATAACAAACATGCGCGTGTCCGTGTTACGGGTGTAGAACTGTAGCATTCGCGAGAAGAAGTTGTTTGCCTCATTCTGATAGAACTGCGAACGTCCCGAATCGTCGCCCTCTTCTGCAAGGATACGGGAAGCCGAACGGTAAGCGATCAGCGGATGGAACTGCTCGGCGAAAATCGGGTTGCTGCTGTCAGCAGAAAGCGAAGCGACAACTTCTTTCCCACGGATGCTCAGAGTAAGCGCAGTGACAGGAACGGGCCAAAGCCGGAAAGTGTCCTCGTTGATCCTCGCATAGTAAACAGGGTCGCCTTCCTCATCCTGATCGATAAGGTCGATTTCGTCAAGAGTGGTCTGATTCAACCTGACGTTGTTCCCAAGATTGTCTGAATACGAAACCGAAGTCACTTCCGAATACCCTGCTGGGGTGCTGAACTCCTCCGTCCCAGCAACGACAGAAACCGAAGCGTCAGACCTAAGAAATGGCCAGTTCGTAGACTCGATAATCTCCTGGTACGACTCGTTGATCACCGTGTCAATCTGGTCGTCAGACCGGATGTCCTGCAGGCGAATACCAGTAAGCGACCTGACCCTGTCTCGAAGGGTGCTCAGATTCATATATCGCTCCTAACGGCCGGCCCTGACCACTCTACTGTTAATGCCGATTGTGGCCCAACAAACTGCCACGCACGCCTGTTCTGGCCCGTTCTGCCAGGCACCAGCGAAGGATTGTTCTCCGTCCTGTGCTCAATCAAAGAAGGGACCGTGTAGTAGCAGGGAATCTGTTTTTCGCTGTACCACCTGGAAATCCGCCGGTCATAGTTCGGAATACCAGGATGAGCATCCCCCCACATGACAATATCGCGAATATGTTTTGTCGGCAGAACAATACCAACACCCCACCAGGGGCCGTTGTGAACAATAAACGAGGCATTCTCCCGTTGCGCCCGGCGAACCAGATTCTCAGTGTCAAGGCTACGCGGCCTCACCCGCCCGTAATACAAGCCAACAGGGTGTTCTGGCGGCACAAAACTAAGCATCAGTTTTACCCCCTCATAAAAATCTGGGGGCAACAGGCTGTCGTCCTGAATTACCATATGCCATTCCGCATCAGGATCGTAAGCAAGAAGTGACCTAGCCCCAGTATCCCAACGGTCACTCTTCGTGTCCCAAACAACCTGAGCCTGAGGCACCTGCTCCTCCAACAGCGGCACCCAATCAGCCCGCCTGCGATGAGCCATAATGGCAACAGACAGTTGACCGTTGCCGCTACCGACTAAAGGGCGGCCTCGCAACTCCCTCTGGTGACCCCAGTGATGAATGACGTAAGCATCTGGATACTTTCGCCGCGCCGGGTCTTCCCCGAGCCGCAGGTCCGAATAAGAGTAGGGAAAGAAATATCCCTGCGGATACACCGTCAGCGTATCTCTGACATCTTCGTTTTCGTTGTAAACGCGGGTCAAAACCCTAGGGCCGGAAATCCACGTTGCCGCACGTCCGGCGTTTGCCTTCGCCATTTCGGGAATAACCCGAATCATCTGCTGCATTGCGGGACTGTTCGGCTCCGACCCCAGCACCGTGTTGCCGACAAATGTTCCCTGCTCTTCCCACCCCGCAAAAGAACGCACATCGACCAGCGGGTCCAACGGCTTCTGCGGCTCTACGTCGCAGTCCACATACACCCCGCCAAAGCGGGAAAGAATCTCATACCTCGCTACATCCGACCGGAACTGGCCCACCGCGTCGGCCGGCACAAACTTGTCGGCGTTATCAAACAAATCTTGGTTTTCCAGCCATCCAAAATCGTCGTCCCCCCACAACTTCATATTCCAACCCGGATGCAGTTCAGCCCACCGCTGAGCAAACCTTTCGTAGTGGGCGGGCATCGGGCCTCCGACCCAGATGCGGTGGATAGTCTTAGAAATCATGGGACCCTCACGGCAGCGAGATAACGCTGTTCTCGATTCTTCTTCCTGCTCTGATAGATACCTACATCGTGCAAAATAACATCGTCAAACCGTTCATTTACGGCGCTGACAATACCCGGAAACGCCTCCGAGTAGTCGTCGAAGAGAATTACTCCGCCCGGAACCATATGCGGAGCAAAGCCGTCGATGTCCGCCAGAACCTCATCATGCTCGTGGCCCCCATCGATGTACAGAAAAGAAATAGGTTTTTCCCATCCCTCTGCGACTTCGCTGGAAAACCCACGGACCGGCGTAACGCGGGACGAAAGCCCGCACATCTCGACGTTACGATTAAACAACTGCAAGTTTTCATCGGTAAACACAAACCCGTAGCGGTTATTGTCAGAATCATCCCACGGGTCGATGCACCACAAATGGGCAGACTTCGGCATGGCAGAACCGATATAACAGGCGGACTTGCCCCGGTAACTGCCAATCTCGACCGCAACATCGTTGACCATTTCGGCGGCATACTGCTGCATAATGCGGCCCTGCTCGTCCGAAATCAGACCCTCCACTTCCTCCGGCCTCATCACTCCGCCCTTTCTCGTGGCGCATAATAGTAAGTCGGCGTGCTGTTGAACCTTGCCCTGCGTTCGTATCCGTGATCTGCCATCCACTCTGCTAGCGCCTTATAAGCCCCCTTGTGGGCCTCGACGTACAGCAGCGGACGGTGTAGGGCGATGGTTTCCCGCGCCCCATGCAAGACCTTCAACTCCATGCCCTCAACATCAATCTTAATAGCCTGCGGGGCTAGTTCGTAATAGTCCAGCGGCACCACATCTACCCCGGCCCTACCCACCTTCAAACCCTGGGCTCCGACGTTCCCGTCAGGATGCCCCGTCAGGCGCGCTGTAGTGCGTTCTGAGCCGATTCCCACTTCATGTACCGTCAGGGTACTGAAGCCGTTCAAATCGGCTGACAGGCGAATACAGGCAGCGAGGACAGGGTCTGGTTCGAAAGCAACGACAGGTCGACCATGTGCGGCCAGAAACAAAGAATGGTTCCCAATATTAGCCCCAACGTCAACCACCAGACCGTCAGTGCGGTTCCGAATATCACGAACCATTTTGTGCTCATACGGCTCACCTGTAAGAAGATGCTTTTGAATATGGTCGTTAACATCG